TGGCGATATGTGGAGCCCAGATAATCTACGTGCCATGTGTAAATCATGTAATAGCAGCAAAGGTGGGCGTTTTTTTAGCCACAAGGCGACCCCCCCTGTCTTTTCAAGCAATACCTCCCCGATGCAGTCCGAGACGATGCTGGATAGTCCGTTTAAGCACCGACCTAGTCCGAGTCAATGACAGATAAACCCAAGAAGTCCAAGCCGCTACGAGGGGCAACTAAGCCACGGCTTCACAGTCCACTCTTGAAGGGTGAAACCAAGCTGCAGGATGTAAAAGACCTCTGTGAGATTGTGAAGATGCCTCTGCTTCCATGGCAGGAGTTCGTGCTTAAGGACATGCTGACTGTGGACAAAAAGGGCATGTGGATTCGTAAGACAAACCTGATTCTTGTGGCGCGGCAGAACGGTAAAACCCACCTAGCGCGTATGTTAATTCTGGCTCACTTGATTAAGTGGAATACCAATGTGCTTATCATGAGCTCGAACAGAAGCATGGCACTAGACACCTTCAGACAAGTAACTAGCCTATTGGAGACAAATGACCACCTCAAAGGATTCGTTAAACAGATCAGACACGCCAACGGCACAGAGTCAATTGAGATGCTATCTGGAGCAAGGCTTGATGTTGTGGCAGCAACTAGAGACGGCTCTCGCGGTCGATCAGTCAATGGACTCCTCTACATCGACGAAGTTCGAGAGATCTCAGAAGATGGATTTAGAGCTGCAACTCCTACAACTAGAGCTCACCCAAACTCTCAGACGCTTCTTACCTCTAATGCAGGAGACGCTTTCAGCACTGTACTCAACGACCTACGAGAGCGAGCCATCGATTACCCGCCCAAGTCTTTTGGATTCTATGAATACTCAGCTCCGCAATACTGCAAGATAGACGACCGTAATGCATGGGCTATGGCTAACCCCTCAATGGGGTACACAATCACTGAGGATGCGATTGAAGAAGCGATTGCGACTTCACCGATTGAAAATACGCGCACCGAGACACTTTGTCAGTGGATTGACAGTTTATCGTCACCTTGGCCTCACGGAATCCTTGAAGAGACATCTGACTCAACGCTAGAGATGCCAGCAGGGGCTTACACGATCTTCGGCTTTGATGTTAGCCCTTCAAGGCGTAACGGCTCACTTGTAGCGGGTCAGTTATTGCCAGACGGCAGAATAGGCATCGGCATCCTAGAGACTTACAGTTCTCAGGTTGCTATCGATGAGCTGAAGATGGCAGCAAGCATAAAGGCTTGGTGTGACATCTATAAGCCTCGCTTGGTGTGCTTTGACAAGTACGCAACCCAGACGATTGCAGACCGACTGACTAACTCAGGTGTGGTCTGTGAGGATGTCTCAGGGCAGCAGTTCTACAAGGCTTGTGGAGACTTACTAGAAGGCTTGGTCAATCATCGAGTCGTCCACAATGGTCAGGCTGAGTTTATCCAGCAGATGAATAACTGTGCAGCTAAGGTCAATGACTCGGCTTGGCGCATCATTAAGCGCAAGTCAGCAGGTGACATCTCAGCCCCTATTGGCATCGCGATGGCAGTTAGCAAGCTGATGATCCCTCAGCCTAAGCCTCAGATCCATGTTTAGACACACCCATAGCGTGTTGTCCAATTACTTGACAAATGGTATAGTATTAGTCTATGGGTCTATTTCGCAAAACCGAAGCAATCTCTGAAGATAAGCGTTCGTCGCTTTTAGCGCAATACGCCCCTCAAATTATGGGCGAGAATCTCAACTCGCTTTACAACTACATCCTGCCTCGTGTTAATCGTAACGAAGCGATGAGTGTTCCATCTGTAGCTCGATGCCGCAATCTTATCGCAGGTGTCGTTGCAGACTTGCCACTCAACTTGTATCGCAAGTCCACAGGTGAAGAACTAGGAAACCCTATCTGGGTTGAACAGCCATCGATCAATCAGCCTCGCTCTGTAACAATGGCGTGGACTGTTGATTCATTGATGATGTACGGAGTTGCTTACTGGGAAGTAACAGAAGTCTATGCAGAAGATGGTCGCCCTTCTCGCTTCGAGTGGGTTCCAAATGTTAAGGTAACATTCGAGACTGATCTCTATGGCACAAAGGTCACACAGTATTATGTTGATGCTGTTGCTCGTCCTCAGTGGGGCGTTGGATCACTTATTACATTTCAAGCATTTGATGAAGGCATCTTAGAGCGTGGCGCAGAGACAATTCGCGCAGCTATTGATCTTCGTAAGGCAGCAGTATTAGCTGCAAGCACTCCAATGCCTTCAGGCGTACTTCGTAACAATGGCGCAGACCTAGATCCTAAAGAGATTGCAGGTCTTCTCGCTGCATGGAAGAACGCTCGTCAAAATCGTGCAACTGCTTACCTAACATCTACTTTGGAATACCAACCAACATCATTCTCACCTAAAGACATGATGTACGATGAAGCGCAACAGTTCCTAGCAACTGAGATTGCTCGTCTATGCAACATCCCTGCTTATCTTGTATCAGCAGAAGCAAACAACTCTATGACTTATGCAAATGTGCTAGATGAGCGCAAGCAATTCTATGCACTCTCTGTTGCACCTTATGTCAATGCGATTCAGGATCGTCTTTCAATGGATGACATCACTGCTCGCGGCAACGCGGTTAAGTTCGATGTCGATTCTTCATTCCTAAAGACTGAACCAATGGAACGCTTGTTAGTAATTGAAAAGATGTTATCTCTAGGCTTGATCACACTTGAGCAAGCTATGGAGATGGAAGATTTAACACCTAATGGAAACGAAGGAATCGAATAATGGAAAAGCAGATCCTAACCTTCTCATCTGAGCTAACAGCCAATGTAGAAGAACGCACGATCTCAGGCAAGATCGTTCCAGCAGGAACAGGCGAAGTGGGTAACACTTCAGCAGGTAAGGTCGTATTCGAGAAGGGCGCAATCGCACTTCCAGAAGATCCTAAGACCATCAAGTTGCTCAATCAGCACGACATGAAGCAACCACTAGGCAAGGCGACTTCATTCACAGTAGATGAAGATGGCATCTATGCCTCATTCAAGATTTCACGATCTAATCGTGGTACTGAAGCTCTTATCCTTGCTGAAGAAGGTCTGCAATCAGGTCTGTCAGTAGGTGTAGAAGTTATCACTGCAAAGAACAAGGGTGGCGTTATGCATGTGTCAGCCGCTAAATTGTTCGAGGTTTCATTAGTCACAGAGCCAGCATTTAAGTCTGCTCAGGTGATTGATGTAGCGGCTGAGGAAACTCCAGAGGTCGTAGAAGAAAACAAAACAGAAAGCGAGACAGTCTTGGACACAACTCCAGAGACAGTTGCAGCCCCAGCAGTAGAAGCAGCAGCAGTCGAAGCTGCTCGTCCAACTGTGGTAACAGCAACTACACATGTGCGCGAGCGCATTGCACCAATTACAGGAGCACAATACCTAGAGGCTAACATCAAGGCAGCACTTGGTGATGACGAAGCTCGCCGCACAGTTCGTGCAGCAGATGATTCAACATCAACAAATACAGGCTTGACACTACCTCAGCACCTCAACACATTCATCACTGACACCTTCACAGGTCGTCCAGCGTTCGATGCAGTAACACGCGCAGCGCTAACAGAATCAGGCATGAGCTTCACAGTTCCACGCCTTTACACAAACGCTTCTTCAGCGGATGTTGCACCAACAGTTGCAGACACAAACGAAGGTTCAGCACCATCTGAGACAGGCATGACATCTGCTTACGACACAGTAACAGTTGAGAAGTTCTCAGGACTACAGCGCGTTTCATTCGAGCTTGTAGATCGCTCATCACCTGCTTTCATGGAATTGATGATGACAGAACTTCGCAAGGCATACGAGAAGGCTACAGATGCAGCTCTTATCGCTAAGTTCATCTCTGCTGGAACAGCAGCAACAAATGTTGCTACAACAGCAGCAGGACTTCAGTCATTCATCGCAGTAGAAGGCGCAGCAGCATACAAGGGAACTGGCGGAGACTTCGCTAACAAGCTTGTTGCTTCAACAGACCAGTGGGCAGCTATCGCAGGATACGCAGACACAACAGGTCGCGCACTTTACTCAGCACAAGGTCCAACATACAACGCATCAGGTGTAGCAACAGCAACATCTGTTCGTGGTGGAGTTCTTGGCACAGACCTAATCGTCGATCACAACATCTCAGCTTCAGGCATCTCAGATGACTCAGCCTTCTTGGTTGCGCCATCATCTGTCTATGCGTGGGAGTCACCAACAACTCAGCTTCGTGTCAATGTTTTGACATCTGGCGAGATCGAAATCAACCTTTACGGATACCTAGCACTTTATGTTGCTAAGTCAGGTAAGGGCGTTCGCCGCTTCGCAGTAGCGTAATTACTAGCAACTAAGTCGCTCTGAGGGGTAGTAGCCCTCTACCCCTCAGAGTCTTTAGAAAGGAATCGGGATGAGTCTTACAACAGTCACAGAACTCCGCTCAACACTCGGAGTCGGTACTTTGTATCCCGATGCAACCTTGCAGGAAGTATGCGATGCATCCGATGATGTTCTGCTTCCTATGCTCTGGACTAACTCAGAGATCGTTGTTTCACACAGCTCTGTTGTAGGGTCTGGCACTTTATACTTTAACAATAAATTAGAAAATGTCTTTTATGTAGGGCAGACAGTAACAATCGCAGGATGCGGCTCATCATTTAACGGCTCTAAAGTTTTAACAGCAGTCGGTGAAGATTCAATTACCATGGACACCAACCATGCAGCTGTTAAGCCTAAGCATCCTGTCCAGCCTTTTGGCTCAGTTACAGCAACAAATTACACAGACTGGACAAACGACAAGGCAGTCCAGCAAGCAAGCTTGATGATCGCTGTTGAGATCTGGCAAGCGCGTACAGCCACCCTTTCAGGCAGTAACGCAGTCGATTTCCAGCCCTCACCTTATCGAATGAGCGCACAGCTACTCGCTAAGGTCAGAGGATTGATCGCTCACGCGCTGAGCCCTAACTCTATGGTGGGGTAATGACCGCACCTATAACCACCCTTCGCACGACACTTGCCACAGCACTTGTGGACAATTCCAAGTGGCAGACCTTTGCATTTCCACCTGCAACAGTCCTTGCTAACTCTGTGATCGTGTCTCCAGATGATCCTTATTTAACGCCTAACAACAACAGCCAGATTTCTATTAGCCCAATGGCTAACTTTAAGATCATCATGACAGTTCCACTTTTTGACAATGAGGGAAACCTTAACGGCATTGAGGATGTCATCGTTGGTGTGTTCGCTAAGCTAGCGGCATCATCTCTGGTCTATAATGTAAGCGCGGTAAGCGCACCAAGTATTCTCAATGTGGCATCAGGTGAACTGTTGTCCTCTGAGATGTCCGTAAGTATCCTAACGAGTTGGAGTTAATCATGTCCGATTGGGAAAAAGAGAACGAAGCCTTTCTGATCAAGATCGGACAGGTTAAAGAAGCACCAACACCTAAGCCAGTAACTAAGAAAGACGAGGAATAATCCATGGCTGTATTTCTAAACAACGGAGTTTCGGTCACTGTGAACTCAGTCGATCTAAGCGACCACGTAACAAGCATTACAATCAACCGCACATTTGATGAGCTAGAAGTAACAGCGATGGGTGACTCAGGTCACAAGTTCGTTAAGGGTCTAGAAGCATCATCAATCACAATTGATTTCCTAAATGACACAGCAACAGGTGAAGTCCTTCAGACTCTACAGGCTGCATGGGGAACATCTGTTCCAGTAGTCATCAAGCAGACAAGCGCAGCAGTGTCAGCTACTAACCCAAGTTACACAATGACATGCCTAGTAAACAACACAACCGACATTAACGGTTCAGTTGCAGACCTAAGCACACAGTCAGTAACTTGGAATGTAAACGGCACAATCGCAGTAGCAACTTCATAATCAATCAAACAAAGGGGCAAACCATGGCAAAACTAAAGATCGTTCGTAATGATGGAAGCGTACTAGAAGGCGAGATTACTCCAGCAGTGGAGTATGCGTTCGAACAGTACGCTAAAAAGGGCTTCCATAAGGCGTTTCGCGATGAAGAAAAGCAGAGCGATGTCTATTGGTTAGCATGGGAAGTAACACGCAGGTCAGGTGAGTCTGTTAAGCCTTTCGGAATTGACTTCATTGAAACGCTCAGAAGCGTGGAAGTGTTGGATTCCGACCCTTTAGCTTAAAGCGCGATCTTCCATTCACCTACTTAATTGCTAGGCTAAGCATTAGGTTGGGAATCGCGCCACAGCAGTTGTTAGATCTAGATAAGAACATGCTCGATGCATTAGTGCAGGGGCTCAAAGATGAAGCGAAAGAGGTGAGCGATGCCAACAGAGGTGGTAGGCGCAATCGATCTTCGTAAAGCTTTGAGAAATTATGCTCCAGATCTAGCAAAAGAATTAACAAAAGAATTAGGCGGCATCTTAAAACCTGTCGTCAATGAAGCTAGATCCTATGTGCCTATCTCTTCACCTATGTCAGGATGGCGCAAGCGCGAAACATCAAGAGGTGCAAGATTTCCCAAGTATGATGCTTTAGAGATCCGTAAGGGCATTATCTATAAAACATCACCTTCCAAGCCCAATGCGGCTGGGTTTGTAAATACTATTCGCATCCAGAATAAATCTATGATCGGTGCGATCTATGAGACTGCTGGTCGCAAGAATGGTCAAGGTCAGGATTGGGTAGGTCCGAAAGGTAGCGGAGCATCCAAGGGTGTCTCTCGTTCAAATAACCCTTATGCTGGCAATCAGTTTATCTCTAATCTTGGTCAGCTTTACGGATCAAACCGCAGGGGCGATCATCGCATGATGGGTCGCTTAATTTTTAGAGCATGGGATAAGACTCAGGGTCGTGCCAATGCTGCAGTCTTTAAGTCAATTGAAAACACCACAGCTAAGTTTAATCGTAGAACAGCCCTAGTAGATGTACGGAGAGCCGCATGAGTAATGTAGCCATTAACATTGCCGCGGAGTTTAAGGGCAAGAAGGCATTCAAGGAAGCTGAGACAGCAACCGACAAATTAACTAAGCAAGTCAAGGGGCTTGCTAAAGGCTTACTTGCTGTCTATAGCGCAAAAAAACTTTATTCATTTAGCAAGGCTTCAGTCAAAGCGTTTGCCGAGGATGAGAAGGCAGCAGCTTCACTAGGTCAGACTCTTAAGAATCTTGGTTTGGCTTACGGCTCAAACATTGGCACTGTCAATGGATTCATCTCTCGTCTAGAAATGCAGACAGGTGTGCTTGATGACGAGTTACGCCCTGCAATGGATCGCTTGCTTCGTGCAACAGGCGATGTCACCAAATCTCAAGAATTACTAGGCTTAGCCCTTGACATCTCAGCAGGTACAGGTAAGAGCCTTACACAGGTATCACAAAGCTTACAGAAGGCATACCTTGGGCAGACTCAGGCACTTGGTCGCTTAGGTGTCGGTCTATCTAAGGCAGAACTAGAGTCATCATCTTTTGCCACTATTCAAGAACGCCTCAATGTCTTATTCGCTGGACAGGCTACAACAGCGGCAGAGACTTATGCAGGTGCGCTGGCTAGATTAACTGTCGCAGGTAATAACGCTAAAGAGACCATCGGTAAGGGTCTAGTCGATGCCTTTGTAACTATCACAAACTCATCCTCTGTTGATGACCTAATCACTAAGATCGATGCCGCAGCAGAGTCAATCGCTAACTTTGTCCGCGAGACTGGCGAGTTCATTAAGATCACCAAGTCGATCTTTGATTTTGAGTTATTCGCTAAAGACCCTAATGCCTTTAAGGGCATCGGCAACATTTCGCTCACAGTTTCATCACAGGATACCCAGCGAGCTGATGCCGCAGCTAAAAAGAATCAGTCACAGATTACAAAACTTACTAAAGAGCAGGCAGCGGCACAGGCTAAGATAACTAAAGACAAGAAGCTACAAGCGGCAATCGACAAGGCTAATCTTGCTCTTAACAAGGGTCAAGAAATCTTTGACATGGACAAGATCCAGATTGCAGCAGCTCTGGCTAACCAAGCAGAGCAATTAGGTAAGGCAACTTCTGGTGCACAGCAGTTACAGATCGCT